GGTTGGTTACTTATCAAACATGGAGTATTTGAAGATGATCAGATGAAGTATCCTTGGTTTGCACCGAAGATGCAGGTATTTGAATCAGGTGCTGTTCAAGACATGTGCGGAGAAGATGTCTCATTTTGCCTTGATGCAAAGGAGGCAGGATTCCGAATCATGTGTGACCCTCGTATTCGTGTAGGACATGAAAAAACAAGAATTATATAGTATCTCTTATAAAGGTGAAGTTCTTGCAGAGGGACTTACAGAAGAGCAATATATGGATAAAATGCAAGATCTTGCAGACAAATTTTTCGAGACTGGATCACCGCATCCACTCGAACTTATAACTGACGTAAAATTAGAAGAAACAAATGGCAAAGACATTTAACACAGGAAACTCAATTCAAAGTCATCCGAAAAAAACTCGACAAGGCAACGGGAAACACTCAAAATTTTCCTCTACATCCCGTAACTCGGCTCGTAAAAGATCCAGAGGACAAGGTAAATAATGTTTTGTCGCATTCGACTTAAAGACACAAACTATCAAGAGTATCATAACTATCGTATTCTTGATAGTTCTTCTTTTAGTAAGTGCTTAGAAATATACAAGCAATATGTAACCTATAAGGGATTTAAGGATATTGTACCAATCTTCGTTGAGGAGTTTGAACTTGACCACTCTGATATCATTGGTTATTATGATGGTAATGAGTTAGTCGCATTTACTCTTGCATATCGTTTTAAAAGTGTAAATAGTGTATGGGCTGACCAGTTTGCTTGGAATTACAAGAATAAAAAACTCAGTTTAGGACATAAAGCAAATAAAAGTGAATGTGCATTATATAAAAGATTAGGTTATGATTACTTCTATTTGGGTGAATCATCAAACTATAAAGCAAAATTAGACGGATACGAAATTTCAAACTTTTTTGATACATGGCAAAATTAATCGGAAACCTTCCAACCAAGAAGGTATGGGTAAGAAAAGAATATTTAACTGACTTTCAATCGGGTCATGGTGAGTTTGTAGAGGGTATATGGGTGTGTGCCAAGTCAATTCAAGGTCGAGCATTCTATTTTGAGACATATTTACCAGAATATGGTGCAATGTACGATAAATTGCCGATTTCTGCGTTTTTATCCTCTCCAAAAACACCTGATCCTGACATGGATTTGGTAAATTTGCAGTTTTGGAACTGCATGGACTATGATTTTACTGTAATTGTCAAGCAATTTGTTGCTCCAATGGAGTGGGAACTGCGTACAAGGCACTATGGTAATCAAAAAGGTCAGTACATTTGTACTTTGGACAATTATCATGGTGATTTTGACCAAATTGATGCCTCTACAAGTGAAATGCCTGATGAACACAAGTCATTTAACCTAGTTGAACTCCGAAATGGGCAGTTTGCACTCTATCCAAACAATAGATGTCGCATATATGACACCTCAATGACCCCTGATCCAGTCAAAAGACCTGATTTTAAGGTATCAACACGCATCTTTGAAGTTGAAAATGATGTTAACTGGGGTCGATTAGGTGATTGTGATGATTATTTTTGGACAACACCCGATGAACGAAAAGAAATATAACCATATTATTAAATGGATACAAGAATTATCCAAAAATCAACCAGAATTAGGTAATTTTGCTATATGTCCCTATGCATCAAAGGCAAAATTTATCATTTTGGATGAAGAATTACGAAAAGTGAAACCAAGATATGGGTGGGATGTCGTCATTTACGTGGTTGAAGACGATCATGACGCAGATTTCTTGTATGCAATGGTAGATGACTATAATCGCACATATAAAGAGTATAAATTTATTGCAGATCATCGAAAATCTGGCACAAAAATTAATCAAGTGCCTACAAGTAATGGAAAATACAACTTGGTGCTTTGTCAATCAAGAAAAGAACTGACTGAGGCAAGAATTAAACTTGCAAAAACTGATTATTACAAATATTGGGATAAAAATTACCTCAAGGAGGTGTTAGAAGAGGATTATAAGGTCGTAAATATACATATTGAACCAGAATTAGGATAAATAATAGCATTTACAAAAAAGTGTCATAAATAAAACAGGAAAACTCTTGTTTAAATGGCGAAAAAGAGGATATCAAGGGCATTTAAGGACATAAGTTTGTCTTTTACACCCCATCCAGTCACAAAAGACCTCACAATTCTCAAAAATGAGAATGCAATTAAGAGATCTGTAAGAAATTTAATACAAACAATACCTACAGAAAGGTTTTTTAACTCTGTATTAGGTTCTGAGGTGCGTGACAGCCTATTTGACTTTGTTGATTTTGGTACTGCGTCTGTTATTCAGAACCAAATTGAAATAACACTTGAAAATTTTGAACCTAGAATCGAAAACGTCCTAGTTGAAGTAGATCCAAGACCAGATTTAAATGAATTTGAAGTTAAGGTCATATTTGATGTTGTTGGACAGGAAATTCCTACACAAGATTTCACATTCATACTCGAAGCAACAAGATAAATGCCTTTTACTAAGTTTACAAATCTAGATTTCGACCAAATTAAAACTTCAATTAAGGATTATATCCGTGCAAACTCTGATTTTACGGATTTTGACTTTGAAGGTTCTAATTTTTCTGTTTTAATCGACACGTTAGCATATAATACTTACATCACAGCATTTAATTCTAATATGGTTGTTAACGAATCTTTTTTAGATTCAGCGACTTTACGTGAAAATGTTGTTTCGTTAGCAAGAAATATTGGTTATGTGCCAAGGTCTAGGACAGCATCACAAGCAACGATTTCATTTGATATTGTTACAAGTGGAAATACACCTACGTTGACTCTACAAGCAGGTTTAGTTTGTGTTGGATCATCAAATGACACATCTTTTGTATTTTCTATTCCAGAGACAATAACAACTACCACAACTCAAACTTTTGATAGTAATGGTAATGTTATTAGTAGCACTGGATCATTTAACAACATTTTAGTATATCAGGGAACTTATTTGACAAAAAATTTCAGTGTTGATGGTTCACTTGATCAAAGATTTATAATTGAGAACTCATTTGTCGATACATCAACTATTAAAGTTAAAGTAACAGGACCTAGTCAAACAGAAGCGAGAGAATTTCGTAAAGTTGATAACATATTGAATATAACTGACACTTCAGAAACGTATTTAATACAAGAGGTCACTGATGAAAGATATGAAATACTTTTTGGTGATGGTATTTTTGGTAAAAAATTAGAAGATCAATCACAAGTTCTAGTCAGTTATATTGTAACTGATGGTGTTGATGGTAATGGTCCTTCTCAATTTTCATATGCAGGAAGTGTTGTATCATCAAGTAATCAAATACAATTACCATCGTCCACACCCACCATAACGACGATCTCAGCAGCATCAAATGGTGGTAGTATAGAATCAATAGATTCGATAAAATACTTTGCTCCTAGACTCTACTCGTCACAATACAGAGCAGTTACATCAAGAGATTATGAATCAGTTATACAACAGATATATCCAAACACTGAAACTGTTTCAGTTGTTGGTGGTGAAGAACTAAATCCACCTGAATTTGGTACAGTATTCATAACAATAAAACCTAAAAATGGTGAATTTGTATCAGATTTTGATAAGAAGAACATTCTATCTAATTTAAAAAGTTATTCTTTAGCTGGTATTAATCAAAAAATACTTGATCTTAAATTATTATACGTAGAAATAGAATCATTTGTTTATTACGATCAATCAAAAATAACTGGTGTATCTGAATTAAAGACTAATATAATAAATGGTCTGAATACATATGCATCTTCAACAGAAATTAGTAAATTTGGAGGCAGATTTAAGTATAGTAAAGCACTTAATGTTATTGATAGTGTTGATAATGCAATTACATCTAATATAACAAGAGTCATCATAAGAAGAAATTTAAAGGCATTAACGAATCAATTCGCACAATATGAGTTATGTTTTGGTAATAGATTTCATATTAACCCAGAGGGTAAAAATATTAAAAGCACTGGGTTTATGATACAAGGGCAAAATGATATGTTATATTTCACAGATATACCAAATAAAAAAGTTGATGGTTCATTAGATGGAAGTGGTAGAGGTGTAATAGCAATTGTTAAGGGAGATGCTGAATTGTCTGAAGGTCGTTTAGTGGTTGCTTCCGCAGGTATTGTTGATTATGTTCATGGTGAAGTAATAATTTCAACTTTGAATATAACAGCAACTGAAAAATCAAATAATATTATTGAAGTACAAGCTTTTCCAGAGTCAAATGATATCATTGGTTTGAAAGATTTATATTTAAATTTTTCAGTTGGTAATAGTAACATAAATATGGTTAAAGACACGATTTCATCTGGTGAACAAATATCAGGTGTAGGATTCAAGATTACGTCAAGTTATGCAAATGGAGCACTGATAAGAGGATAATATGATAACCACTGGAATTGATAAAAGAGTCAAAGTCCAACAGATTATTGAAAACCAAGTACCAGAGTTTTTAATATCTGAGAGTCCAAAGGCAGTAGATTTCTTAAAACAATATTACATTTCTCAAGAATATCAGGGAGGTCCGATAGACTTAACTGATAATCTTGATCAATACATAAAATTAGATAATTTAACTCCTGAAGTTGTTGTTGGTGAAACAAAATTAACTATTGGAATATCAACAAGTGATACTACTATAAACGTCAGTAGTACAAAGGGTTTTCCAAATGAATATGGGTTATTCAAAATTGAAAATGAAGTTATTACATACACAGGTATCACTACAAATAGTTTTACTGGTTGTATTCGTGGTTTCAGTGGCATAACAACTTATCACTCTGAAAATAATCCATCAGAATTAGTATTTTCGGATACATCAGCAATAAATCATGAAAATGATGCTACAGTTATAAATTTAAGTGCATTATTTTTACAAGAATTTTATAAGAAGATAAAGAAACAACTTACACCAGGTTTAGAAAATACAAAATTTGTTGATAATTTAGATGTTAGTAATTTTATAAAAAATTCTAAATCATTATATCAATCAAAAGGAACAGAGGAATCATTTAGAATTTTATTCAATATTTTATATGGTGAAACTCCTATAATTGTTGATTTAGAGCAATATTTAATAAAACCATCATCTGCAGAATATATTAGAAGAGAAATAGTTTTAGCAGAGGCATTATCAGGTAATCCTATTAACTTAGTAGGACAAACAATCATTAAATCAACAGATAATGATACTAGAGCTTCAATTTCAGAAGTAGAACCAGTAACCAGAAAAGATAAAGTATATTATAAAATTGGTCTATTCATAGGATTTAATGATGTTGATTTAATTGAAGGTACATTTAATATTTCACCAAAATCAAAAGTAATTGGTAATGTTTCTGCAGGATCATCCGTGATTACTGTTGATTCAACAATTGGTTTTGGTCAAACTGGTACTTTAATATCAGGAGATAATAATAACATTTTTTATAAGGATAAATCTGTTAATCAATTTTTTGGTTGTGAAAATATTAATGATGACATTTTATCAACCAGTGATATCAGAGCAGATGAATTTTATTTTGGTTATGAAAATGGAGATTTAAACAAAAAAGTTGAACTTAGATTAACTGGAGTATTATCGAAGTTTGTTCCTACTTCAGATATTAGATTATTATCAGATGGTGAGAAAATTAGTGTTAAGAATGTTGGTGAAAAAATATTAAATCCAACAGATGGTAAAACTAGAAAAGAAATTTTTGCAAATTCATGGATTTATAACACATCCTCAAGATTTAAAATTGAAAAATTTAATATAGGTCAATCTCAAGCAAATTTTAATACTCCAATATTATTTACAAAGGATATTGATAAATCAAGTTTATCAAAAGACGACAATGTTGAAATAATATTCAGAAATGAGGAAACTAGAGTAGCTAAGGGAGTTATTAGTAACATACAAGGTAGTGCTATTACTCTTGATGTTTTAACTCTTGCTGGTATATCTACAATACCTGAAAGTAATAGAGAATATGATTTAAGAAGAATATTGAATCGTGCCTCATCCTCATCAACTGATATTGAATTTGGAAATGATGTTTTAACATCTGATATTACAAATGTATATAATAATTTAAATAATACTTTCTTTGTAGCTGCAAACTCATTACCATCTTATCTGATAAATGCAACATTACCAAAAGGAATTTTACCTAATGCAACTGCAGGGATTGAAATTCAGGGTTACGATCCTAATACATTACTATATCATGTATTATCATTTCCAAATTCAGTTCCATTTATAACTGGTGATGAAATTTTCTACACAGCACAGGGAACAACATTACCTAATTTACCAGAAGGATCATATTTTGTAGAAGTTATACCTAACACAAATAGTCAACAAATTAAATTATTTAAATCTAGATCCTTTATTCCTATTAATGACTATCAAGAGTTTGGGACATTGCCTTTAGGATCTGGTACACATACATTTTCTTTGGTAGGTATAAAAGAACAAGAAATAGCACCACAAAAATTATTAAAACAATTTCCATTAAGTCCAAATCTTGTAAATTCATCATCTATTGAAACAACACCAGGTACAATAGGAATGTTGATAAATGGTGTAGAAATAAGAAATTATAAATCAGAAGATAAAATATTCTTTGGTCCTTTAAGTAAAGTAAGTTTATTAAATGGTGGTTCAAATTATGATGTAATATCACCACCTATTATTGAATTATCTGCACCAAGTACAGGTGGTGTAAACGCATTAATAAAACCTGTTGTTACTGGATCTATTAAGGATGTTCAAGTTGACCCACAAGATTTTGATATTAAAAAAATTATTTCATTAACAATTGAGGGTGGAAATGGATCAGGTGCAATTCTGAAACCAGTTTTAGCAGAGAGAAGAAGAGAAATTTCTTTTGATGCGTCATTGACTCAAAATTTAGGTGGTGTAGATAATACTAGTGAGAGAATAACTTTTTTAAGTAAACATAATTTAAAAGATGGACAACCTATAGTATATGATCGTAATAATAACCCACCTTTAGGAATAGGACCATTTCTTGGATCTAATCTTGGAGTATCAATAACAGGAATAGGAACTACAACTTTAATTAATGCAGCTACTTATTATCCTGGTGTCATTAACCCTACAACAATAGTATTATACCAAACACTTGATGATTATAATGCAGGTATTAATACAGTTGGATTTTCATCAGCTAATAAAATTGGTGTTCATAAATTCAGAGTTTTTAATAATGAAAAAACACTCAAGGATATAAGAGTTATTGATGAGGGTTCAGGTTATGAAAATAGAGAAGTTTTTGTAAAACCAACAGGAATAAACACTATTACAAATACAATTCATTTTGATAATCATGGATTCAATGATGGTGATAAAATTGTTTATTCAACAGCTGTCGGTGTAGGATCAACTCTTCCAACGACAATATCAGGATTATCAACATATACTGGTATCACTACAACTTCTATTTTTTATCAAGTAATTAAAGTAAATAGTGATTCTTTCCGTATCTCATCAGCTGGTTTAGGTGGAACAAGTGTATCTGATTATCAACGTAATGATTATATTAAATTTTCAAATCAAGGCACTGGATTTCAAGTTTTCAAATATCCTGATATTAAATTAAATTTAAAATTTGAATCATCTAACGTAGGTGTTGGTATTATCACTGCAACACCTATTGTTAGAGGAAGTATTACAGATATTTTACTATATGAAAAGGGTGAGGGATACGGATCTAATATTTTGAATTTAGAGAAAAGTATCAATGTTAATTTTAAAACTGGAAAAGAAGCTCAACTTAAACCCATCGTATCAGGTGGTAAAATTTCTCATGTTGAAGTTCAAACAAAAGGTAAAGAATATGTCTCTGCTCCAGATTTAGAGGTTGTAGGATTAGGAACTGGTTTAGGTGCTAAATTAAGAGCAGTTCTTGAGGATGGAAAAATTTCTAGTGTTGTCATATTGGATGGTGGTTTACAATACCAACAAGATAAAATTGATATTAAAATAACTCCACCAGGAACTGGTGCAAAACTTGATGTAAGCACAAGAGGTCTTGTTGTTAATACATTTGACAGGTATGGAAAAGAAGCTATAGTAGAGAGTGATAATAAATTAGGATATTCTATAGTTGGATATTCAACTCAAGTTGGAAATGATCCATTCAATGATTCTAGTGTTTCAAACCCTGTTCACTCTCCAATTATTGGTTGGGCGTATGATGGAAATCCAATTTATGGACCTTATGGATATAGTGATCCTAATGATCAAAACTCATCTATTAGAATTCTTAATACTGGTTATATTTTAGAACCTTCAAATATAATCAATAGACCAACTGGATTTAGTAATGGATTTTTTGTTGAAGATTTTAAATTTGCAAATAATGGTGATTTGGATGTACATAATGGAAGGTTCGGTAGAACTCCTGATTATCCAAATGGAGTATATGCTTACTTTGTTGGAGTTCAAACAAATTCTTTAGAACCATCATTTCCATATTTCATTGGTAAATCATTTAGATCAGATCCATTAATTCAAGAAAAAAATATAAATCAAAATAATTTTGAATTTAATCAATCCAATTTAGTAAGAAATACATATCCATACAAAGTTTCTGATGAGTTTGCTGATAATGATTTTATTGTTGAGTCTAATGAAATAACATCACAATCATCAATTGTGGAATCAACGACATCTGGATCTGTTGATTCAATCAGCATTATTAACATTGGAGATAATTATAAAATTGGAGATGCTGCAATATTTGATAATACAAATACAAATGGTGGTGGTTTAAGTGTATCTGTAAAAAGTATACAGGGAAAACCAGTCACATCTATAGAGACTAGTGTTGACACTTATGATAATACAGTTTTTATATGGAGAGACCCACAACATGTTTCTGCATTTATATCAACTGCACCAAATTTAAATGATCATGATAATGTAATTGTATCTGGTTTAAGTACATCAGCAATTAAAGGTTTAAGTGGATCACATAAAATCGGTATTGATACTGCACAATGTTCAGTGTATAAAGAAATTCCTAATTCTACAACAACTGGTATAGTAACAGACATATATGTTTCTCATATACCTAATAATATATCGGCAGGTAGCAGTATTGGAATTGGAACTGAAAAATTATTAGTTTTGAATACTTTTGTAGATAACAATGTTATAAGAGTAAAAAGAGGAGTATCTGGTATTCATACTGCATCAACTAAAATTAATTTAATACCAAGTTTCTTTAATATACCAATTAGAACTAAAGTTTTTGATTCAAAAGTAAAAGACATAGTATATTTTAATCCACACGAAACAATTGGTGTTGGAACAGTTGTTGGTTTGGGATCAACCTCACAATCTACTATTGGTGATTTAATAAGTGTTGTATCAACTCCAACTCGTAGCATCTTTTTACCGAATCATCCCTTTGAGACAAATCAAAGAGTAACACTAACAAAACCACCATTAGGTTATGGTCTTACTGTATCTGATGATGATGGTGTAACCACGTTCACAATTCCAAATAGTGGGAATAGTCAAGATATTTTTGTTATAAAAAAATCAGATGATTACATTGGAATCGTAACACAAGTTGGTCTAACAACTTCAACAAATGGATTATCATTTGTTGGGGATACAAAAGTAGGATCAAGTAATTTTGAATACCTTTTACAAGATAATCCAACTCAAGTAACAGGAACTTTACAACGTGTAGATGCGGTAGTTTCACTATCAACTGCTCATAATTTAAGAGATGGTGATGTTATAAATCTAAATTTAACTCCTAAATCATCAGTAGGGATTGGCACTTCAACATTAATAAATGTAAAATTTGATGAAACTACTCAATCAATTTTAATTAATCCTATTACTTGCACTAGTAGTGGAGTAACAACATCAACAAATAATTTTAACATATCAAATCATAATTTAAAAACTGGTGATAAAATTAAATATTCTTCAACATCTGTGTCTCAGGGATTAACAAATAATGAATCTTATTTTGTCTTTAAAGTAAATGATGATAATTTTAAATTAGGTGAGACTCTTATTGATGTAAAAGGTAATCCAGCAAATATTGTTGAAATATCAACCACTGGTGGAACTCATGAATTTTCATTAATAAATCCACCAATCAAAGTACATAGAGAAAATAATTTAGTTTTTGGGTTAGGTCATACATCTCTAAATGGTTATGATTTAAATATTTTTTATGATAAAAATTATAAAAATGAATTTGTTTCTGTAGGCAACACTTCTAATTTACAAGTTATCAAATTTGGAACAAATGGTATATCTACAAATAATAATCCTGCTGATGCTACTTTAACTTTAAATTATTCTATTGATAATCCACCTGTTCTTTTCTATAACTTAAAAAAATCTGGTTTTATTAGTACCTCTGATACCGATGTTTTAAATTATAATAGAATTGAATATGTAAACAGTAAATATGATGGTCAATATAGTATTTTTGATGTCCCTAACGATCCTAATGTTTCTTATACAAATTTTACAATTTCTTTACCAGAAGTTCCTGAAAAACTATCTTATGCTTCGACTGAAACCAGTGTTTTAAAATACTCCACAAAATCTCTTCGAGAAAGAGGTCCTATCGATAGAGTTGGGATTGATTTTGAAGGAGATGGTTATGATAGTCTACCAACATTTGTTAGTTTTGGATCAACACAAGGAACAAACGCAACTTTACTTCCAGATTCAACATCAATAAACAGAGTTGATAATGTGAGAATATTAAATCCAGGATTTGAATATTCATCAGATTCAACCTTAAAACCAGAGGCATTTGTATCACCAGTTATTCAAATAATTAATTCAAACACCATCGATAATATTGAAGTAATAAGTGGTGGAAGCAATTATACTACAATTCCTGATTTAGTTATTGTTAATCCAGTTACAGGTCAAATCGATAACACTGGTCTTATTGAAGCAACTACTATAGATGGTAGTTCTGTAAATAGTGTTAATATAGTTGTTCGTCCAAAAGGATTACAATCAATTACACATGAAATTTTTGCTATTAACAATACAAATGGATCAACGGTAAATAAATTATTTTATGACTCTATATCTGGTATAGTTACTTGTTCATTAATTACACCAGTTTTAGGATTCACAACTGCTCCATTCTCTGTTGATGATGAAATATTTGTTGAGGGTCTTCAAAAACATGGTAATACTGGAACAGGATTTAATTCATCTGATAATGGATTTAAATTATTTAAAATAACATCAGTAAATAATACAAACCCAGCTACAATTGAGTTTGATTTATCAAATGTTACTAGTAACGCTGGTATTGCAAAAACGATACAAAATTCTTTTGGAACGATAATAAGTAAGGATGATTATCCTTCATTTAAAGTTAGTCAATCTATATTTAATTTTAGTGTAGGTGAAAAATTATCGGTATTAGTTGGTTCCACATTTGAACCACTTAACTTAATAATATCAGAAGCAACAAATGAATTTATAAAAATTGAAGAAAAAGTACCAGGTGCATTCAATTTAAGTAAAGGTCAAATATTAAGAGGATCTAATTCTGGAAATATAGGTGAAATATGCACCATTTCAAAAAATAGTGGTGTTTTTGAAATTAATTATTCATTAAGACAGGATCAAGGATGGAATGATGATATTGGTAAATTAAATCAAGATTATCAAGTTACACCTGATAACGATTACTATCAAAATCTATCTTATAGTGTAAAAAGTTCAATAACATTTGATGAATTAATTAATCCTGTTAATAGATTATTACATACATCTGGTCTTAAAAATTTTGCAGATGTTGAAATAACTGGTATTACAAGTGCTGGTGTGACTAAATCTACAAAAACTGATGTCCTTGCACTTGATTTTATTGAAGAAAAAAGAGTTGATACAATAAATTTCTTTGATTTATCTGAGGATGTTGATACTTTTGACGGAAAATCAAAGTTTTTAAGATTATTAAATACAAAACTATCACCCTTTATTGAGTGTAAAACAAATAGAGTATTAAAAATAGATGATATAAGTGCATTATTCTCTAACACTAATATTAATTTAAATAAATTTTTAAACTTACCATTAAATTCAAGATATGCAACATTTTT